TATGTCCGTACTACAAGCTATGACGACTTCCTGCAAGACCTGATTACCTTTGAATATGTAGTACAAATAAATACCAATTAATGTAATACTTATGTTATAATACTTATACACACACGAAAGGAAACATCATGGAATTAGACCTAGTAACTGCAAACAAACAAATGACCGAGATTCTTGAATTGTTTAAGAATTCAAATACAGGCGATTTTGTAATGCATGAACAATTTTACAGAGGCATGACTGACAAAGCTTTGCAAATTGTAGAACTATATAAAAGGAAAGGACAATAATGTATTACGCATCATACGGCAGTAACCTTAACCACGAGCAGATGTCTAGGCGATGCCCAAAAGCTAAGTTTATTGGCATAGGGCAACTACTAAACTACAGGCTTGTTTTTAGAGGTGTAGCAGACATTGAATTTAGCAAAGGTAGCGTAGTACCCATCGGCTTGTGGAAGATCACCAAGGAGTGCTTACAAGCCTTAGATATGTATGAGGGCTATCCCCATCATTACGGCAGAGGTATTACAGAAATCAAGATGAAGCATAAATATAAAAAAGCATTTATATATTTTATGAACTATGACGGATATTCTGCCCCTACTAAAAGCTACTATGATGCAATCCACCAAGGGTATCTAGACTGCAAACTAAATACCTTATTTTTGGAAGAAGCATGGAAATTTACTAGAGATAATCTTGACGAAAGGAAATATGATGAAGCTCTTTTTTGATGAAACCAAAATCCCTAAGTGGGCAGAATGGTTAGCAGTAGTTGTAGCAGGTGTGTTGTTTGGATTAGCAGTAGGTTTAATTATGTTGGGCTATAACCTAGCCGACTGGATAAGATAAGAAAGGAAATATTATGTCCGCAGATTTAACAGTAAGAGAAGATGGCTTTGTAGAATTAGCTTTTGTAGGCGAAACTCCTTGGCATGGTAGCGGTCAGAAGCTTGACGAAAACTCTAGCATTGAGGATTGGCAGAAGTCCGCAGGCTTAGATTGGGTAATAGAATCAACACCTATTCAGTATCAAGCATTGCATGAATCAGGTTATGGTAATGAAACCCATTCCTTTGCAGGACAAAATGTTCTGTATCGTAGTGATACCAAAGCACCTTTGTCGGTAGTATCAGACCGCTATAAGGCAGTCCAACCAAAAGAAGTATTAGAGTTCTTCCGTGATTTAGTAGCAGAGAACGGCTTTAAGATACATACCGCAGGCACACTTAGAGGGGGCAAGCGGATGTGGGCTTTAGCTCAGACAGGTAAGTATGCCGAAGTAGTAAAAGATGATGGAGTGGGCGGTTTTCTTTTGCTATCTACATCATGCGATAGGTCATTAGCGACAACCGCAAGGTTTACTTCTGTAAGAGTGGTTTGTAATAATACATTAACCATTGCAACTAATAGAGATCAAAACATGGTTTCATTCTCACACATTAAGAAGTTTAACCATGAAGAAGTTAAGCGTAAATTAGGTTGTGCCGTAACTAGCTTTGGTTCATTTATTGACATGGCTAAAGTATTACAACGGCAGAAGTTAAATTCTGAACAGGCAAGCTTATTTGTTAAAAACCTAATTGCACCTTTAAGTCAGATAAAGCGAGATGAATATGATTTGCAAAATAATCGTGCATATCAAAAAATCATGTCGCTATTTGATGGGGGGGCTAAAGGCTCGGCATTAGTAGGGCATACAAAATGGGGAATGCTGAATGCAGTAACAGAGTATTACGACCATCACAAGCCTACTCATAGTGCAGATGCTCGATTAAATTCCGCATGGTTTGGGAATGGTGATCGCATGAAAACACAAGCGACAAATATGTTATTGACTGCTTGACATATATTAGAAGAAGTGTATGATGCCTCTATGTATTATTACATGGGGGCATTATGTCTAAAGCAGTAACTAAAATTCAAGCATTTTTTAAAAGCAATCCAAGTCCGTTTACTCTTAAATCAATTAAAGAAGCACATCCTGAATTAAAGCCTAGCGAAATATCAATGGCTCTTTGTTACCTAAAAAAACAAAGGTATGTGTCAAGGCAACCTGTTGCAAGCAATACAATAAAAGGTCGCAAGCAAGTATGGTCTTATACTTATTATTCTGAAAAATTGCCAAAAGAGAATGCAGATGAAAATAGAACAGATTGATATTGACAAGTTAATTCCTTATGCAAACAACGCAAGGGAACATAGCGACAAACAGATAGCTGAGATAGCAGGAAGCATTAGAGCATTTGGCTTTAATAACCCTATCCTGATTGATAAAGATAATACTGTTATAGCAGGACATGGCAGATTGTTTGCAGGCATGAAACTAGAACTAAAGAAAGTTCCATGTATTAGGCTAGAACATTTATCTGAAACTGAAAAGCAAGCATACATACTGGCAGACAATAAGATTGCCCTTAATTCCACTTGGAATTTAAATATGCTAGATTTTGAATTAAAGTCTTTGCAAGAAAAAGAAGTAGATTTGGCACTATTAGGATTTAGTGCAGAAGATTTATCAAGGCTTGCAGACGATAAAGATCAGCAACGATTAGATGATATGGTTGCTGATGCAGGCATAGATGACGATGTAGATACATCAGACAGACCTGATACAGAAATGTTTCCCCTATCTATTATGCTAGAGCATGAACAGAGGGATACTGTATTTAAAGCAATCCGTAAAGCTAAAGAAGAAAACGATCTTGAGAATAGCGGTCAGGCAATTTGGTTAATTTGTAAGGAATACTTAGATGCTTAAATTTTTATCTGCACTTGTATTATGTTTTACTGTTAATGCACAAGCACAACCAATAAAGTTAGTAGTTCCATATCCTGTAGGCGGTGGAACAGATATTCTTACTCGTTACTTTGAGGCTAAGTTAAAAGATAAAGTGTATGTAGAGAATAAAGGCGGTGCATCAGGAATGATTGGTACAGACCTTGTAGTAAAGGCAAAGCCTGATGGCAAGACATTGCTAATGGGTCATGTAACACCTAACGGCATTGATCCTGCACACTTTATGACTCCGCAATCTAATAGCAATAGGGATTTAGAACCTATTGTATTAGTTGCAACTGCTAGAGCATTATTAGTAACCAATAAAGAATTTCCTGTTAATACATTAGATGAATTTAAAGCTTATGCAAAAAAGAATGTAGTCATTTACGCATCTGATGGTATTGGCTCTGTAGCTGATTTAAAGATGGCTAGAACATTAAAAGGCTTTGAAACTATACATAGCCCATACAAAGGTGGAGCACCTGCACTACAGTCTTTGCTTACAAAAGAAACACAGATTCTTTATTCTCCTGAACCTGTAGCTATGTCATGGATTAAAGGCGACAAAATTAAAGTAATACCAACACCTAGCGAAGATGATTTATGGTGGGGATTGTTTGCACCTAGAGGCACAGATCCTAAAGTATTAGATTACTGGCATAAAGAGTTTACTAATATTCTTAATGAGCCTAGCACTAAAGAATGGATGGCTAATCAAGGCTATAACATAAGGTTTATGAGCAGAGATCAATTTGCTATCTTTGTCAAAAAAGAACAAGACAAATACAGGAGATTTGATGGGAAGAATCCTTAAAAAAGAAGTTGTTGAAGATGTAAATGTCTATGACGCATCAATAAAAAGGTTTAGATATTTATTTGACAACTTTGACAAAGTAGTTGTGTCATTTAGTGGTGGCAAAGACTCAACAGTTTGTCTAAACCTTGCATTAGAAGTAGCAAGAGAAAAAAACAAGCTACCGCTAGATGTTTACTTTTGGGATGAGGAAGCAATACATCCTGAAACCATTGACTATGTAGAAAGAGTCAGGATAAACCCTGAAGTAAGGCTTAAATGGTTGTGCATACCAATCAGGCACAGAAACGCTTGTAGTAGAAAAGAGCCTTACTGGCAATGTTGGGATCCTGCAAAAAAAGATGTTTGGGTAAGAGATATGCCTGACAATCCTAATGTTGTTACTGAGTTAAAAGAGTTTAAGTGGGGCGATAGCGTTCCTGATATTGCTCACTATGTCTATGGTCCTGAACATGGCACAGTAGCCGATGTAAGGGGCATCAGGGCAGATGAATCACTTAGGCGGTATCGTAGCGTAGCCCAAAAAACAAAGGACAACTGGATAGGTGGACCTCGCAATGGTCATAATTACCCAGTAAGCCCTATTTATGATTGGACTACATTTGATGTATGGACTGCACCTAGACTTTTTGGATGGGATTACAACACAAGCTATGACATTATGAGCATGATGGGTGTGTCGCCTAGTTCACAACGAGTATGTCCGCCATATGGCGAAGAACCGCTAGGGGGCTTGTGGATTTATGCACAAGGTTGGCCTCAGATGTGGCATAAAATGATTGGTCGTGTGCATGGTGCATCTACTGCAGGCAGATACGCAAATACTGAACTATACGGGTTTGGTAAGCTACAACTGCCACAAGGTATGACATGGCGAGATTGGACTTATGCGTTATTAGAGCTTTATCCTAAAGACCTAAAAGCTAAGGTAGCACAGAATATTGTTGCGTTAATTAATCAACACAAATCTAAGACTAACAGACCTATACATGAAACAGAGCCTGATTTAATGACAGGGCTTAGTTGGAAATTCTTAGCTATGATTGCTAATCGTGGCGATTTAAAAGAAAGAAGAAAAGGGCAGGTCAATGCTAATGCAAATTTAGCTAGACAAAAATTAGGTTTAGAAATGGCAGATATAGAGGAAGCGGACTATGGCTCAAGATACTAAAAAACAACCAATTAGCAATGTAGTATGGAAGAATAGGGCAGAATTAAAACCTAATGATTACAACCCTAACAAAGTCGCTCCTCCTGAACTGGAATTATTAGTTACTTCTATTATTGAGGATGGGTGGACTCAACCTATTGTCATACTTCCCGACAATACTATTGTTGATGGTTTTCATCGATATACAGTCAGCGGACAAAAAAAATTAATGGAACGATTTAATGGTATGGTTCCGACTGTTACTGTTGATATTGATCCTATACATAGACAAATGTCTACTATTCGACACAATAGAGCAAGAGGTACTCATGGCATATTGCCTATGGCATCTATTGTTCGTAATATTGTTAATGATGGTGTATCTAAAGAAGAAATCCAATCACGGCTAGGAATGGAAGATGAAGAAGTTGATCGCCTAATAGATCGTGCAGGTATGCCTGAACAAGCAGGAAGAAAACAAGCAGAATTTGGTAGTTCTTGGAAACCTAAAGGTTAAGTAGTAGAATAACCTTATGCCTATCAGACACACAGACAAGGGATGGTATTGGGGATCAAAAGGTCCGTTTCCTAGTAAAGATAAAGCTTTACAGGTAGCTCGGTCCGCCTATGCATCTGGTTATAAGGAGAATGTAGAAATGGATAAAAATTGTTGTGGTGAATTTATCGGCACATTATTGCATTCAGCAACCATTACTCATTTTATGCACTTACAGGCTACAGGCGAGGGTTCTTTTGCTAAACACTCTGCACTAGGCACTTATTATGATGAAATAATAGGGTTAACAGATAGCCTAGCAGAAGCAATACAAGGATGTTATGGTGAGATTATTACTAATTACCCTAATATGTTTGCTAATGTAACTGGCGAGGCACTAGACTATATGCGTATGCTTAAAGACTATGTAGCTACTAACAGGGCTAATATGCCACAGGATAGCAACATACAAAATGAGATTGATACTATAGCAACCCTAATAGATAGCACCTTATATAAATTAACATTCCTAAGATAAGATAGGTAGTGATTGGGAAATAGTGGTAGTAGCCTTGTAGATGTGAACACTATTAGCCTTACTAATACTTTGTTCGGTATTAGTTCCTTTCAAGTCTAGGGGCAGACTAATCTACATATACCCTATGCCATCTACTCCTAAGAATACTAAGTGTTCGCATCTTGGATGCACTAATACTAAGAGCCCATACAATAGCTACTGCATGACACATGGCGGTCGTAATACTTATGCAGATACTAAAGAACGCAGGGATTCTAATGCTATGTATCAGACTAAACAATGGCGAAGTATGAGGAAGATACAACTTAGCAAGCATCCATTGTGTTTAGCTTGCCTAAGTAACGGAAGAATAACACCTGCATGGCACATAGACCATGTATTCCCTTGGCATCTAATCAGCAAAGAAGCATTCTATGTAAACCTATTCCAATCCCTATGCCACAACTGCCATAGCCATAAGACAGGGCTAGAACGGAAGGGCATATACAGGCACTACACAATACCAAATAAAGACTATGCAGTAGATGACTATGCGTATGTAATAAGGACTAAGGTAGTAGGGGGAGGCTAGAAACTTATTTTTTCCCCTAATGGATATACAG